AGACGGATACGGAGACGGATACGGAGACGGAGACGGATACGGAGACGGAGACGGAGACGGATACGGATACGGAGACGGAGACGGATACGGATACGGAGACGGAGACGGAGACGGAGACGGAGACGGAGACGGAGACGGAGACGGAGACGGAGACGGAGACGGAGACGGATACGGATACGGAGACGGAGACGGATACGGATACGGAGACGGAGACGGAGACGGAGACGGAGACGGAGACGGAGACGGAGACGGAGACGGATACGGATACGGAGACGGAGACGGATACGGATACGGAGACCTGGTCTCGCGTTGACGAACATTTATTCGCACTTTTCACGGAGGGCACATGGCCAAAGACCTGCAAGTTTTCGGGATTCGCGCGCTGCACGCGATTGACGGGGGCGAGCTCGAGCGGGATTTCGAGTCGCAACTGAAACACCTGGTGACCGACTGCATGGAGCGGCCGGGCATCGAAAAGGCCCGCAAATTGATTCTCACGATCGAAGTCACTCCGGACAAAAAGACGGACGGCACGTGCGACGACGTGTTTGTTGAATGTTCGACAACTTCGAAGCAGCCGAATCGCCCGGTCCGTCCGTATCGCATGGCCGCGAATGTCAAAGGGGCCCTGCGCTTCCAACCCAGTCAACCGCTTGATCCCAACGAAGCGACCGAAGAGGACGAATAATGCGTACTACAAAAACTCGCCTGTCGGAGATCGTCCATCCTGCCGACTTCAGACCTTTCCAGGTCGGAGACATCGTGCAGACGAACTATGGCACCGGACCTTACCGGATACTTAAGATATTCTCTAAAAAGAGAAATGGTGAAACCCTCCTGAGCTTCGCGCTGTGCGATGCCGACAAGCCAAAAGCGAAAGTGCCCGATTCATGGTTGAACGACTACGTCTATCGTGATGGCGAATGTGTGAAAGCGACTGGTCCTTATACGAAGGGGCAATCCGGGTGGCATGAGAACGACAATGGCCTAGATAAAATTCTTCGAGTGCCGCCGCATCCGTCGACGACGAGCACGGTGACGCCCAGCGGAATTATGGCTAATGACACCGAGTCGATTCCGCCGCTCACGATCGACCCCGAGATTCGTGACCTCATTCCGCCGCTGTCGAAACAGGAACGGCAGGAGCTCGAGAAGAGTCTGCGGACCGAGGGTTGTCTGGACCGATTGAAGGGCTGGGCTCAAACGGGAATTCTACTCGACGGTCACAATCGCAAAGAGATCTGCGACGCGGCCGGAATCAAGTATGACGTCGAATGGTTGACTTTCTCCGGGCGTCCCGAGGCGATCGACTTCGTCCTGGGCCTGCAGCTCGCCCGCCGCAACGTGAGCGACGAGCAAAAGATTTACCTGATCGGCAAGCGGCTCGAAAATGAAAAGCTGACCCAGGGGGGCGACCGAAAATCAAGTTATCAAGTTGATAACTTGAAAAACGGGAAGGCCCCCAAGGGCAAGACGGCCGACCGAATCGCCAGAGAGTCGAACGTCTCGCCTGCCAGCGTCAACCGCGCCGGAGTGAAGTCGAAGGCGATCGATCGCCTTGGGGCCGAGGGAGGCGAATCGCTCAAGCGGGCCCTCAAAGATGGCACCGTGAAAATGAGCAATGGCGCCGCCCAGGCCGTCGCCAAACTGCCCGCCGCGAAACTGCGCGAGACCGCCGAGCGGATCAAAAATGGCGTCACGAATGTCGACTCGGCGCTGCCCGCATCGGCCCGGCCGGCGCCCGCCGCGGCCCGCGAGACGAAACGGGCAAAACCTGAAACCGAACGCGGCATCGGCGAGACGGAGTTTCGCGAAACTGTGCTCAGACGGCTAAACGAGCTCGGCGAGCTGATCGCCGCGACGCCGGCCCTACGGGTCAGGACGGGAAAAGTGACCCTGGTCGTCAAGCGCCTCGCCGAGCTGACGACGTTCGTCGAAGCCTGGCAGTGATCGTGTTGATCGGGACTCATTAAGCGTTAGAGGGGCTTATGCTCGACTTGGGGATGGAGGCCATTCTCGCCTGGAAATTGCGGGCGCGTAGGGCTGGCTTACGCAGCCGCGAGGCAAAGATGGCATTGCAGCGAAACGGCGTACTGGCGTTTAGTCAACCAGCAATTGGGAGCATGATGATATGGGAAAACTTGAAGAATTGAGACTCGAATATCGCGAGATCAGCGATCAGGTCGAACGACTGGAACGTGAACGCGACGTCGCGTGGGCGAGGCTGAAAGACGAGCGGCTTCGCGACCAGGCCGACTTCATCGAATACGGCCCGCTGGGACCGCACGCCGGCTATCACCACGACGCCGGCTATGAGGTCGCCTATCTGCCGGTCGGCCGCGGGACGCCCGACGCCGACTCGCAATGCGTCAATGAACCAGCGGACGATTGCCAAGTTTCACCGGAGGAATCATGACCCACTACTGCCCGGTTGACGAATTCCGTTTCCAATTCGGGCGTTTTCCCGCCGGGCCGGACGATCACTGTTGGCTGACGTGCGGAGACGCGCGCAACTTCGGGCCGGCGCCAGCAATCACTGAATGACGAAAGGTCAGCCATGAGCAGAGATAGGCGTTCATTTTTCGCGGTCCTGATTGTGTTCTGGATCGGCTTTGTCGGGGCATTCGGGGCGGTCCTGATGTTCTGGTCGGTTGTACCGCGTTCGGACATCAGGCCAATTTTCAGCGGGCTTGTAATGGCCGGCACGAGCTACGTGCTGTCTCGCGCCGCGCGAGGCCCGGTTCGCAAATTGTTCAAGTTGTAATGAGGGGAAATCAGATGCTTACATCCGCAGAAAAACGTCGCGAATTCGCCAGGGGCGTCCGGGAGTCGGCCAATCTGATCGGTCGGATGAAGTATTTTTCCGACTCCGAACGGCATTTTGCCGAGTCTGTGATTGCGGGACTGGAGGCGTATGCCGCCGCCGTGGAGCAGCCAAGCGCAACTGACTGAGGATTAACCAATGGCCGAATCAAACGAATGCCCCAGATGCGGGGCTGAGTGGATGCAGAACAATAGCAAGCTGGTCTTGCTGAATTTGTGGGCTTGTGGCAGTCGGGAATATTCAAGCCCGCACACAATCCATCAGTCGGGAAAATGCCGCATTTCCGAGCTAGAGCAGGCTTTGCGCAAGGTGCTGATGGTCGCGCTTTTGCCGCATGACGTCAGCGGACAGCGGATGGTCGACGAAGCACGCGCAGCCTTGTCGCGCAAATACCCGACAACCAACCACAAATAAATGAGGTTCAGCGCGCCGTGGAGATCAAGAAACTAGATACTCGCGTGTTCATCAGGGAATCATTCCTCGTCGTGATCTCGCCCCACGCCAAATCCCGCCGGCGGGTCGTCATGCTGCTCCAGCTCGGACAGCAGCAAGCGCTTCAAGAACGCGGGCGCCGACAGCCCGCGTCGCCCGGCCACCCATTCGAGTTTCGCCAGCATGGCTTCGTCGAGTTCGACGTTGATCCGTGGCCTGCGGATGGGCATTCATTGCCTTCGAGCGACAACCAGCCTTGACGCGCTGGGCTGGCGGGTGTTGTAACAGTCTCAAGCAGCGGGGTGCATTGGCCAGGGACTGGCCGACGTTTCGGCAGGGAGCCGGATGCCCCCGTTTTTTTATTTATACCCGCACACGACGTGCGGCATAAGATGAAAGCGAGCCAAGGATGGCCCCCCGCGTCGATTCCACATGCCTGTTTCCCGTCTGGCCCCCCAAGGTCGAATCGGTCGACGAGCTCGACCAGGTCCTGGCCGAACTGGGCCGCATGGAACGCGTCCAGAAGCGGACCGCCGCCTGGCTCGAAGCCAAAGTAGCGACGCTGACGACCGCGGCCGCGGCCGATCTGGTCGTGACGTTCGAAGGGGAAGCCAGCCCGCTGTCTTTCGCCGACTGGACGGTCAAGCTGGAAGAGGCCGCCCAAAAGTACGCCGACAAGCATCGGTCGGAAATCCTCGACGACGGCCGCAAGTCGCGGAAGCTCAATCACGGCAAGTTCGGCTGGAAGGAATCGGGCGAGTTGCTGGAAGCGCTGGAAGACTTCACCGACGCCGGCAACCCGAAGATCCTCGACGGGCTGCTCAAGCTGTTGCGCCAGTCGTTACTAAAACTGGCCGACTTCGTCACCGGCGGGGCGCGGTTCGTGGAAGTCAAACTGAGCTGGCGGAAGAAAGACCTGCTCAAAGCCTACCAGGATCAGGACATCGGACTGCCGGTTCTGCGCAAGGCCGGGTTCGAAGTGCAGGAATCGGTCGACGAGTTCTATTTGAAATCGGAAGCGGGAGACGTCGAATCGCTTCCCGGATCGTGAGCGGAGACCATGGCGCGACGGCCTCGTGTCCTGCCAGGGCAGCTCAACCTGTTCGATCAACCCCCCTTGTCCGCGGAGACCAAAGCCGCACGCCGTAAGCGGATCGAACGCGACGAACGACTCCGTGCAATCAAGGAGCTGGCCCGATGGTGGAAAGCGAAGAAGTAACTCGTCACCGCGGCGCGGCGCGTCAGATCGTCAAGCGAGCGATCATCCAAGCTCTGCACGAGGCCACGCTGCACCGTCCGCAGACCAAGATCGATCGCCTGGCTGACCACGTCATGCACCGGCTCGAGCAGCGCGATCTGCGGGACTGCCTGGCCGTGCTGACAGCCGACGGCTGAAAACGGGAATTCGAGAATTTCCGAATTACCGTATAACGGTATAAACCGGACGTCCCACGGGTCGGGCCAGGCCTTGCGGACGCGTCAGACGCGAACCTGGTGCGTCGGTTTTGGCGTCACGAGGTCGCAACGGCCGTTTTTCTCGTTTTCCGCGGGTTTTGTGCCCGGGAGCCTTTCGACAGCCGCCGGACCAGGCCCTGGGCCGCGCGCTGCAGTATCCGGGGATCCTCCAGCACAGCGTCGAGCAACTTGCGGTTGCCGACGCGGGCTTGCAAAGCCGTGCACGCCACCGCACGAGCTGCCTTTCGCGAAATCCAGACGCGTTGGCGCGGGCCGGACGAATTGAACGGATGTATTGAGGCAAGAGGCATCGGGGAAGCCTTGAGAAAGCTATCGGGAAAACCACCCCTGGGACCCGAGCGGCCGTTGTAACTGGCCCCGCCCCCTTTCGGTCAATCCCTCTTTTCTCCCGACTTAAGTCGGGATTGACTGACCCACGCGGGGCCACCGCATATGGGCCAGGATGGAATGCACGATTGCCGAACGCAACGCACTTATCGAACAGCACCTCGAGCTGGTGAGGCATTGCGCTTACCGGATCGCCGAGCGGCTGCCGCCGGGCGGGCCGCTGGTGGCAGACCTGATCTCGGAGGGAATCCTGGGCCTGGTCGAAGCGATCGCCGCCTTCGATCCCGACCGCGGGAACCAGCTCGCGACCTACGCCCTGCCGCGGATCCGCGGGAAGATGCTCGACAGCCTGCGGGCCGACGACGCGCTCAGCCGCAAAGACCGCACGCGGGAAAAGAACTACCGTCAGGCCCGCGCCGAGGCGTGCGACGAGCTGGGCCGGCAGCCGACGGACGAAGAGATCGCGGAGCGGCTGGGTTTATCCAGCGACGAATTCCGCAAGAGCTGGCGGGCGGTCGTGAATGCGCAGAAGACTCCCCTCGAGCTGCGTCAGTATGACACCCAGAGCCAGCGGCAGGTCGTCTTGCGCGATTTGATCCCGGATCAGGCCGGCCGGCCGCCGGAGACGCGCCTGCAGAAATCGCACCTGTTGGGCCTGATCACGCAGGGGCTGAATCAGAACGAACGGCTGCTGATCATCCTGTATTACTACGAAGGGCTGTCGATGAAGGAGATCGGTCTGACGCTCGGCCTGTCCGAAAGCCGCATCTCGCAGATGCACGCCATCATTCTGGATTTCCTGCGGGAGCGGTTGCGCGGCCGGCGCGATGAATTTTCCGTCTGACCGATTGCGTTTTGCCATTCTGGCAGACAGTTCGCGCCGACGAAGCAAGAAATTGGCCTCAAACGGCCGCACGTCGAGCTCGCAAAAAAAGGGACTGACGTCCCGTTTTCGAGGCCCAGAAAAATGTACCAGAACATGTGATGCCATGGATGCTCTGATCGAGACGCTCTTTAAGCAGGGCCATATCTGGGGGGCCGCCATTCTGGGCCTGCTGTATTTCGTCGTGCTGCCACGCGTTGACAAATTGATCGATCGGCACACGAAATTTCTGGACTCGACCGACGCGCAGGTCACGAAGCAGACCCAGACCGGGATTGCGACGGCCGCCTGCCTGGAACGGCTCGAAAAGAACCAGACCGAGCACATGCAGATCTGCCGCGCGAGCGGAAAACCGGTCACCGCATAAGAGCTGTCGATGCCGTCGTCGTCATCCTCCATCCTCGATCCTCCATCCTCGACCAATTTCGAGGCGGGCGACCTCCTGCTCTTCTGGGGCCGCACCTGGCAGAGCAGGATCATTGAGGCTGTCACCCGCGGGCCCAGCCACATCGGGATCTGCACGACGTGGTTTCACCCGCGACACGAATGGCCGCTGCTGTTCGAGTCCACCACGCTTTGCGACCAGCCCGACATCCTCAGCGGTGAACCGGTGCAGGGAGTGCAGGCACACGATCCCGCCGGACGCGTGAAAGCCTACCCCGGCAAAGTGGCCCGCATGCGCCTGCGGATCCCGCTCACGTGCGACCAGGCGCGGTCGCTGCGAAACCGCCTCTACGAAATCCACGGCCGCCCGTACGACTTGCGGGGGGCCCTTGAATCCGGAACACGGCTGTTCAAGTGGACGCCGTTCATGCCCTATCCCGACCTCGGCCATCTGTTCTGCAGCGAGCTGGTCGCCGAGATGCTCATGCCGCTTTTGAAACTCCCGCTGAGCGACCCTGGCCTTTACAACCCCGCCAGTCTGATGCGCGCCGTCCAGCGTTGCGCCAGTTATTTGCCCCCTGAATTCTTTGAAAGGCAAAGGACATGACAATCCGCTCCAAATTTCGCCTGAGTGAAATCCACCATCTCGGAAATGGCGGCCGCCGCTACGTCTTCACGACCGAATACGATTCGACGATCCCTGAAGACCAGCGGTTCTTCAAGGCGTCGCCGAGCGGGCGCTTGGAGATTGTCGTCGACAATCCGCACGTGTACGAGCATTGGCTGCTGGGCCATTCGTACTACTTCGACGCCACTCACGTGCCGATCCCCGCTGGCTGAGATGTTCGATCCGACCCTCATTCATCTGATCGAGCTCGCGCTGGCGCTGTATTGCCTGCGCACCTTGAAAGAGATCTTCCGTGGCCGAAACTAAAACCAGACATCTCGGAACCGCGGCGCTCATGAGCGCTCTGCCGTTCGCTCGCGTCGTGCGGACGATCCGCAGCGCTCCGAAGATTCGACGCAATGCCCCCTGCCCGTGCGGCAGCGGTAAGAAATTCAAAGACTGCCATCTGCCCAAATGACCCCGCTGCAACAACTCGCCATCCTGATGACACTGCTCTCGAGCGCCGCCGCGGCCGTGCCCGCCGCGGTCTCATTGACGCCGCCCCCCGTCATACCATTAAAAGTGCCCGCCGCCGTCTGGTCGATCGTCCACAATTTGCGACTGGTCAACATCCCGCGCGAATGGCGCCGGTTGAATTGGGTTGGGAACCGGGGTCAAGGTTCGTGCGTGCATGCCGCGATGGTGCATCTGTTTCACTGGCAGGGCCAGCACGCGATCGCCGATCGCTGGCAGCGAGAACACGCGAACGGGGAAACCGCGGAGGGCCTGGCTGTCAAGCTGGAGCGCGCCGGTGTTCAATTCGCCGAAACTCGCACGGGAGACGAATCGTTTCTCGACTGGGCCATCCGCACGCGCCGCGGAGCCGCCGTTGTCGTGCAGGACGGAGCCCACATGGTGAACCTGGTCGGACTCGACCAGCAGCACGCCCACATTCTCGACAGCAATTCTCCCGCAGAAATCAAAAAGTTGCCGCGGGAAACATTCTTGCGGGACTGGAAACAAAGCGGGGGCTGGGCCGTAACACCCGCGGGAACACCGCCCGCTCCGGATCCGTGGATTGTAAAACCGTCAAATCCTGATGCCATTACAAAGGAGTGACCGATGAAATACGTCCTGATCGTGGCCGTCTGCCTGCTGGCCGCCGGCCAAGTGGTGCTCTTCGACCAAAACAACCAGCCCGCCGATTGCACGTTCGACCAGGCCATGCAATCGCTGGCCGTGCGCATGAAAATTGTCGAAGAGCAGCAATCTCAAGAATGCCGCGCCGAACAACGCGTCGTCGACCTCCCCGAAGACGGGAACCAGTGGCACACCGTCCTGTTGCTCAAACAGGACTGGGCCAACAGCCGCGCCGAGCGCCGCGCCGAATCGCTGTTTCACTCCGAGCCTTTTTTCATGTCGCTCAAATCCCAGACGCACTATCACTGTTACACGGAGGGCACAAAGGAATTTGAAAAATTTCGCCCCATCGTCGACGCCACCCCCTGTTTGCTGATCGAACGCGCCAACGGTGAAGTCGTCTACCGCGAGTCAGGCCCGAAGCTGGGAAAGAAGCCGCGCGATCTCACGCGCGCCATCCACAAGGAAATTCAGCGCCACTGCCCCGACGGCCATTGCCTGCCCATCCATCCCGTGCCCAACGAGACTCCGCCAGCCAACGAAATCCCGACCGTTTTGCAGGACGAACCCGCGCCCGTCGAACACAAGATTCCAGCCGGAATGGCATTCGCGATTCCCGTGGGAGTCGGCGCGCTCGCATTGCTGGGCTTCACACTCGCCAGTGATTTTCGCCGCATCAAGAAGGCCCGCCGCACCAGCCGCTAAGCATCCGCCCATTCACCCAATTCAGCATTCAGCTCCACAAGGGAAAGCGCACATGGACATCATGCACATTACGTTACTCACCGCTCTGGCCATTGCCGTTGCGGGGATGATCGCAGTCGCCAAGCGCGACGTCAAAGAGATCAAGATTGCTGTGCACAAGTGGGCCTCCAAAGTCGCCGCGGCGTTCTCCAAAGCCGGTCTGTCGCAAGTAATCTTCACACCGCTGATGGACCTGGCCGCGGATGACATCGACAGCATGATCGGGAGTGGAGAGCTGGCCGCCCACTACCTGTCTCACTCAGCCAACTGGGAAAAAGAATTCCTGAACATGCTGGCCGTCGCCCTGGCCGATCCGATCTTGGGACCGAAGGTCAAGAAATTCTTTGCCGACGTCGCCGCCGGTGCGCCCGCCGCGCAGTTGCAGGCCGACGCAGACGACATCGCGAAATCGAGCCCGTTCACCGACGTCGACCAGGCCAATGCCGATTTGGAGGACGCCGTTCATCAGATCGTCAACAGCTCAGCCCACCCCGAGCTCGCCGCGCACATCGACCGCCTGCCCGCCGGTCAGAAATTCCTTGCCGGTTTGCTTGTGGCCGGTAAAGCGGCCGCCGCCAATGCAGCACCCGATACGCCAGATCCTTCAGGGACTCAGCCCGCGACCGTGATGCCCATCCCGCAGGGGGCCAAGGTCACCATCGAGCACCCGTAAATTGTCGCATTACGATAATTCGATAATCCGCGTTTCCCATGATCGTGATTCACATCATTCCCGGAGCCCAACCAATGGTTGATCCCAGCAAGCTCACCGCGTTCGACAATTCCCTTGGTGCGCTGAAGGCCTCGGCCGACACCGCTGCCGCGAGCAACGCCGCGGCCGTCACTTCGGCCAATGATGCCGAGACCAAAGCGACGCAGGCCAACACCGATCTTGCCGAACTTCAAACTGCGCTCGACCAGGCCAATGCCGCCGGCGCGGCGCTCGGCCTCAAGGTAAACGCCCCCGCTGCTTGATCCCTCGCAGGCCGCCGCGCGCCCCGCGCGGCGGCCCCCACCCGGGGCCACCTGGCCCCGCTTGCTATCCCCGCGGTTTTTCACGGGTCCTTCCGCCGCCTTTTTTCGCGGTGCCCCAGCGGGAACAGCTACATTATGCAACTCTCTTTACCGGCCGTGGGAAATTTCCGATGAAGATTGAACTACGGCGAATCGATTCGATCAAACCGTACGCCAACAACCCGCGCATCAACGAGAAGGCCATCGCGCCAGTGGCGGCGTCGATCCGCGAATTCGGCATGCGACAACCGGTCGTCGTCGACGCGAAGGGCGTGATCATCGTCGGCCACGTGCGTTGGCTGGCGGCCAAGTCTCTGGACCTCGAGAAGATACCGGTGCACGTCGCGCGTGAGCTCACGCCAGCGCAGGTCAAGGCGTACCGCATCGCCGACAACAAACTGCACGAACTGGCGACGTGGAATTTCGAGCTGCTGTCGGACGAGATCGCGAGCGTGCAAAAGAGCGGGCTCGATGTCGCGCTGTTGGGATTCGACGATCGCGAGCTGATGATGATCCTCGCGCGCATCGAGACCCCGGCCGGTTTGGATGACGTCCCCGCGCCGCCCGACAAGGCGACGACCACGCCGGGAGATCTCTGGATCCTCGGCGAGCACCGGTTGCTGTGCGGCAACAGCGCCGAGGCGGCCGACGTCGCCAGGGTGACGGCGGGTCGCAAGATCCATCTGTTCAACACCGACCCGCCATACAACGTCAATGTGGAACCGAGATCGCACAACGCGCTCAGGGCCGCGGGGAAGAAGACTCATCATCAGCAGCTCGACCTGGCCCGCAAGCCCGAGGCCAGGGCGACGACGTCGAAGATGCGCGCCAAAGACCGGCCGTTGATGAACGATTTCCTCAAGCCGGCCGAGTTCGAGCGAATGCTCGGGGCCTGGTTCAAGAACGCCGCCGGCGTGCTGGTACCAGGCGGGGCGTTCTACGTGTGGGGCGGCTATGCGAACTGCGCCAACTATCCAGTGGCATTGTCCACGGCCGGTCTGTACTTTTCGCAGGCGATCATCTGGATCAAAGAGGCGCCGGTGCTCACGCGCAAAGACTTCATGGGCAACCACGAATGGTGCTTCTACGGATGGAAGGAAGGCGCGGCACATCGTTTCTTCGGCCCGCACAACCTGACCGATGCGTGGCACGTCTCGCCAGCGAAACCCGCCGTTGACGGTAAGTCGATCGACCGAGGCGTGCGGCTCGAATCAGCCGACGGTTCACGCGTCGACGTCCTGCCGCCGGTTTCGGGCGGTATGCCCATGGTCAAGATCGACGAGAGGGGGGTGACACTATTCGGCGCAAACAACACAACCGACGTCTGGTCGGTAAAGAAAGTCAGCAATCAAAAGACGGTACACCTGACCGAAAAGCCGGTCGAGCTCGCGGCGCGGGCGATGCGGTACAGCAGCAAGCCCGGGGAAAACGTGCTGGACCTGTTCGGGGGAAGCGGCAGCACGCTGATCGGGGCGGAACAAAACGACCGCCGCGCGCACCTGCTCGAGCTCGACCCGCTGTATTGCGACGTGATCGTCCAGCGGTGGGAAAACCTGACGGGAAAGAAGGCGAGGCGCGAGGCGAAAAGGTGACCGGCGGCCGGCTGTCGCTGCGGGCGCTCTCCCGCAAGGACATGGCCGCCCTGTTGTCAGAAGCGGGAGCCAAGCTGGCAACCGCCGAGGCCCTGGCCGCCGATGTCGACGCGGGCCTGCCGGCAAATGCCGACGGCACCGTCGACCTCATCGCGGCCGCGGCCTGGCTCGTGCGTGAAGCGAAATAGTATCGGGAGCGCCCGTGGTAGAAACACGGACGCCCCCACCGACACACTGGAATTAGCAGCATGCCGGCAAAGAAAACGGATCGGCGTCCGGCTGCGCCCCCCTCAAGCGTTTCAAGTGGGGCCAGTGTGATCAGCGCGGCCGTCGCCTCCTGGGAGGCAAACGCCTTAATGCAGGGATTCGACCCGCGAAAATTAAAGCCCGGCGAAATCGTCCGGTTGCTCAACTCCAGCCCGCTGGGCCCCGTCGTCACACAGCGCCAGCTCGATCGACATCGGGAGCTGGCCGGCTTCCGGATCGGCGACGGGAAGTCGATCGACTTCTTCCGTTACGTCGGCTGGTTGTTCGACCAGCGCCACTTGCCAAAACCCGCGACCCCCTCGACGCCGGCCCATGGCCATGTCCCTCTCTCGAAGCAGGCCCGCTACAGCCGCGGCAAGACGGCCGAGTCAGCCGACATCGGCGCGATCCACCCCGTCGCGAACCCGAAGCGGCGCGAGGCGTGCCGGCTGAACCTGGAAAAATTCCTGGTGACCTACTTCCCGCATAGCTCGGGAAAGAACCCGCTCTCCGACGATCACAAGGCGCTGATCGCTTATCTGCAGAACATCGTGCTGCATGGCGGCCGCCTGGCGGACGCCGTGTACCGGGGATTCGCCAAAACGACAATCACCGAGAATACGGCCATCTATGCCGTGTTGTATGGGCACCGCGGCTTCGTGGCCCTGTTCGGGGCTACGGGCACGCTTTCGAAAGAGAACATTGAATCGATCAAGAGCGAGCTGGAGACGAACGACCTGCTCGATGAAGACTTCCCCGAGGTGACACAGGCGATCCGGGCGCTGGAGGGCAAGCCTCAGCGATGCAAGTCGCAGACGTGCGAAGGGGAATTGACGCACATTGTATGGACCGCCAAGAAGATCGTGCTGCCGACGATCGCCGGTTCGCTGGCCTCCAGCGCGATCATCGTGGCCAACGGCCTGATGGCGGCCAGCCGCGGCATGAAGCACAAACGCAGCGACGGCACGGCGAGCCGCCCGGACCTGGTGCTGGTCGATGACCCTCAGACCGATGAAAGCGCCGAGAAGCCGGCGCGGGTCAAGAAGCGGCTGTCTGTGCTACGGAAGGTGATTCTCAAGCTGGCCGGCCACCAGAAGAAGCTGGCCTGCGTGGTCAACGGGACGATCATCCAAAAAGACGACATGATGGATGAGCTAACCGACGGCAAACGCAACCGGTCGTTTCAGCGCGTGCGGATCAAAATGGTGCGGAAGTGGGCCGACGCGCACGAAACGCATTGGATGGGGCCCTACGCCAAGCTCCGCCAGTCGTACGACATCGACGATCCAGACGACCAGGCCCGGGCCCATGCCGAGGCGACCGAGTATTACCGCGCGAACCGCGAAGCGATGGACGCCGGTTGCCAGGTGTCGTGGGATCATTGCTTCGACCCGGAATCGGAGATCTCCGGGATCCAGCACGCGTACAACCTGCTGATCGACGATGGGGCGGACGTGTTTGCGGCCGAGTGTCAGGGGGAACCGCGCGACAGCGAGGCCGACGAAGACGCCCCGCGCCTGGCCGGGATTCCCGAACGAATCAACCGTCTGGCGCGAGGTATGGCGCCGATCTGGGCCAATCGCCTGGTGGGCTTCTGCGACGTGCAGGGGAAAGTCCTGTATTACCTCGTGCTCGCCCTGGCTGACGACTTCACGGCCGCCGTGATCGATTACGGCACGCAGCCCGAACAACCGCGCGAGTACTTTACCCTGCGCGAGGTGCCCCGGACTCTGCAGCAGGACCTCGAAGCGGCGCAGAAGCAGGGAGTCGAGAAGAAAGGGAGCCAGGAAGCGGCCATCTGGCACGGGCTCGATCTCCTGTCGGAACGCATCATCAACAAGAGCTGGCCGCGGGAAGATAACACCCTGTTGCGGATCGAACGGTTCCTCGTCGACTCGGGGGGAACGTGGACCGACACAATTTACGAATGGTGCCGGCGCTCGGCATATGGCGCGATCGTGATGCCCTCCAAAGGGGAATCGGTCGCGTGCCAAAAGCGGCCGATGACCGAATGGGACATCAAACCGCATGAGCGGCCCGGGTTCCACACGATCGTGACGACCGACCCCACGCGCCGCGCCGTACGCCTGCTAAAATTCGACCCCTACTTTTGGAAGACGTTCATCGCCCGCCGGCTGGCGACGCTGGGTCCTGGTTCGCTGTCAGCGTTTGGCGAATCGAAGGAACGGCATAAGATGCTCGACGATCACCTGAAGGCCGAGTCACCGGAAAAAACGTTCGGGCGCGGGCGTACCGTGTGGGTCTGGAGTCAGCGGCCTGGCCAGGACAATCATTTGCTCGACTGCCTGGTCGGCTCGTACGCAGCCGGGTCGCTGCAGGGCTGCCGGCTGGGCGAGAACCGTCCCAAAGAGACGGCGAAGAAAAGCACGATCCCTGACCACATGATTGCCGGGAGGGCGATGTGACCATGGCTGAAAAGTCCGAGAAAGGAATCCGCTGCCGGAACTGCGGTTGCGGACATTTCTACGTGGTGAAGACTCGCCAGGCCGCCGGCGGCCGCGTGATGCGGGTCCGCGAGTGCCGCCACTGCGGGCGCCACGTGGTGACCTACGAAGCGGCCGCCGGCGACCCGCTCCCGGTCAGCCTCGAAGACCTCAGCCCCAAGCAGCGACAAAGCCTGCTCGACCGGCTGCTGCACGTGTTCGGACTATAACCGAGGAAATATTCCAGAAAGGGCCACATATGACCGGGCCCGGCCACCGGTGGCCATTTCCGGCCGATTCGATAGGTCGTCTGCAGGATCATGGCCCGAACGGGGAAGCGTTGCGCCGAAGAATCGGGGTATGGTCACACCGCCCGATCTCAGCGGCAACATTCAAACCGGCGCGATCAATCCCGCCGCCGCCGCTGCGGATGGAGTCTCCGCCAACCAGCACCCGCTGCCCAACGTCATTGAGGCCGACCGCTATCTGGCCGCCAAGCAGGCCACACAGGCTCCCCCCTTCGGCGTCGTCTTCGCCAAGTTCGTCTCTCCGGGGACGCAAACCTGATGGCCACCACGGGAAAACCCCTGGCGAAACTGCGCAATTGGCTGGCCGGCAAACTGGCCCCCGAATGGCGCGCCCGAGCAGACGTCTCGCAAGCCGCCGCGACAATCGCGGCCAGTTACGACAGCGCGCAGACGAACCGGCATAACCAAAAACACTGGGCAGCGGCCGACGCGCTCAGCCCCAATGCCAGCCAGACGCAAGGCATCCGCCGCGTGATGCGGAATCGCTCGCGCTACGAAGCGGGCTCGAATCCCCTCTACCAGGGGATCATCCGCACCGTCGCCGATCATACGATCGGCAGCGGGCCGCGCGTGCAGTGGCTGGGCCCCGATCCGCACCTCAACGCGCGCCTGGACGAGCTTTGGACCGAATGGACCGCCGCGATCGGTCTGGACCAGAAGCTGTGGACGATGAAGGAGACTCAAGTCCGCGACGGGGAGTGCTTTCTGCTCACGATCGGCAACCCGGCGCTCAAGTCGCGGATCCAGCTCGACTATCAACTGCTCGAGGGAGATTACGTCACATCGCTGCGCCCGCAGTGGACCCCCTGGCAGGTCGACGGCATCACGTATGACCCGCAGTGGAACCCCGTCAGCTACCAGATCGTGACTCAGCGCCCCAACGACGTGCTGCCCATCGTCTGGCCACAGCAACACAAAGTCGACGCGAAATTCGTGATTCACTATTACCGCCAGGAACGGCCGGGCCAGGGGCGCGGCGTCCCCGAGCTGCAGGCCGCGTTCGAGCTGCTCGCCGTGTTGCGGCGTTACATCCTGGCCACCTGTTCGGCGGCCGAGGTGGCAGCCTCCTTCGCTGCTTTTATCAAATCCAACGGCCCGCCGATCGCCGATACGACCGGCGCGAGCACGTCGGCCGACGCCTGGCTCACGCTGGAGATTCAACGCAACCTGGTGACCATGCTGCCGGACGGCTACTCGATCGAGCAGCTCGACCCCAAGCAACCCACGCAGAGCTTCAAAGAGTTCTGCGAGATGGTGATCACGCTGCTGTGCCGCTGCATCAGCATGCCGCTCAACATCGCCACCTGCTCGAGCCAGGGCTACAGCTATTCGTCGAGCCGCATGGATCACCAAACCTGGTTTTCCGCGATCGACATCGACCGCTGCAACCGGATCAATCACAAGGTGCTCATACGAATCCTGAACGACTTTCTGGCCGAGGCGCGGCTCGTGCTGGAGTTCTCGCGCGAGGCGATCGCCCGCGTCCGAACCGAAATCCACTGGCCGCCGCCGATCAGCGTCGACCCGGTCAAGGAAACCGACGCCGCCAGCTCGGCCGTCGAAGCGGGCCTGATTTCCATTACCGACGCGCAGAAGAAGGCCAACACCGGGGGCAACGTCATCCGCGAGAACGCCGAATACTTTGGCGTCAGTGAGGACGAAGTCCGCAAGGCGATGTTCGACAAGATTTTCAAGGGTGACAAGCAGCCCGACCAGGCGCCCGACCAACCGCAGACCGAAGAAAACCGCGACGACGCTCCGCGACGACCCGGTCCTCCGCGGCCAGGCAAGGCAGCGACTGCCTCAGCCGCCCGCTCGACAACGATCTCCGCCGCCGCGCCGCGCGCCGACTCCCTCGAGATCTCGGGCGCCACATCGTCCGCCAATTTGAAGTTGATTGCCAGCGACCCCAAAGCCGAGCCCAACGCGGTGCCGAAATTCCGGATGGTCGCCTACAACGGCGGGGCGATGCGTCTGGACGGCCACGAATACCCGGTCGTGATCGACCTGGCGACGTGCGTCTGCGCCAGCCCCAAGACCCCCATTCTCTACGAGCACGACCCCGAGCGTGAGCTGGGCCACACCGACCAGGTCGTGATCGACGCCGGCGGCATCACTGTGCCGCAGGGCTTTTTCTCGGGCGCCTCTCCCGAGCGCGACAAGGTCGTAACGGCCGCCCAGCGCAAATACCCCTGGCAGGCCAGCGTCGGGGGCCGCGCCGAACACATCGACATCATCCCCGAAGGGGAAGAAGTCACACTCAACGGCCAGACGTTCGCCGGGCCCGTGGAAGCGGCCTATGGCGTGCGTCTGCGTGAAATTTCCATCCTCTCGCTTGGAGCCGACAGCACCACGTCGGCCGAACTAGCGGCCGCTGCCGGCAAACGCCTGCGCGCTGCGCAATCACCAGGAGACGCTGCCGTGGGATACGAAGAATGGGTCCGCTCGATGGGTTTCGATGTGTCGACGCTCAGCGAACAGCAAAAGCAGTCGCTGATGAACGAATGGCAATCCAAGCAGGCCGCCACGCAGGCCCACGTCGACGAGAACGATGAGTCCGCCGAGCGCGAGGAGGAGGACGACCAGGACAACAACCCGCGGACCGAAGCCGGTGACGACGACGAAGAAAACCCGCGCACCGAGGCCAACGAGGAAGAAGAGGAAGAAGACGACGAAGAGACCGACCCACCCCGAAAGACGAAGGCCGCCGCCGCAAAGTCGGCCACGTCGCTCCGCGCACAGCGCAAGAAGGAGAAGAAAGTGGCCATCCATGCCCGCAACCAGAGGCTGGCCGTCCAGGCCCGCCAGTTCGTCCGCAAGAACGCGGCCCAGGAGATCCGCCGGGTGCATGCCATTCAGGCCGCCTGCGGAAAGAACGTCGAGCTGGCCGCCAAGGCGATCGAGATGAACTGGTCGGCCGAGAAGGTCGAGCTCGAGGTGCTGCGCGCCAGCCGGCCGGCCGGAGTCTATGCCGGCCCGTTGACCAGCGGCCGCGAAAGCGGCGCGCCCGAATACTCGGCCGTGGTCGAGTGCTCGATGCTGATGGCCTCCGGCGTCGCCGAGGACAAGCTCGAAAAGATCGACAAGCGGCGGTACACCCCCGACATCATCAACGCCGCCTGCGAACGTGACAACCGCTCGTACACGCTGACGCGCCTCACCCAGGAATACCTGATGGCCCGGGGCCACCACGTCAGCCCCGGCCGTTTGGGAGACGAAACCATTCGCGCGGCCCTGCGGATGAGCCAGAACGACATCCAGGCCGCCGACGGCGCGGGGGGTTTCTCGACCGCCAGCTTGAGCGGCATCCTGTCGAACCTGCTCAATAAGTCGCTGCTCGTGTCGTTCCTGGCGGTCCCGACCGCCAGCGAAGACTTCTGCGGCGGGCAGGACCTCAACGACTTCAAGGTGGCGACCCGCTACCGCTTGTCGATGGCCGGCACGATCCAGAAAGTGGGCGCGACGGGCGAGCTGAAGTCGACCACGTTCAACGACGAAAGCTGGACGAACCAGCTCGACACGTATGGCACGCTGATCACGCTCAATCGCCAGATGCTGATCAACGACGATCTCGACGCGCTGCTGCAATTGCCGCGGCTGTTGGGTCGCCAATCGGCCCTGGCGGTCGAGGAAGCGGTCTTTACGCTGCTGTTGGCCAATGCCAACCAGCCGGACGGCAACGCCTTCTTCAGCGCGCCGCACAATAACTACCTGGCGGCCGGGTCGGGCAACGCCCTCTCGATCCCCGCCCTGACGAACGCCTTGGTTTTGTTTCTCAAACAGACCGACGCCCAGGGCAAGCCGATCGTCCTCTCGCCGGCCGCGCTGCTCGTCAGCCCCGAGAACAAGATCCTGGCCGACCAGCTCTTCAAGGATACGAACATCATCACCTTGCTGGGGACATCGACGGCGGCCGGAAAAGTCGTGCCCCAGTCGAACCCCCACGGCGGTAAATACCGACCCGTGCAGTCGCCCTACCTGTCGAACGGCATCCTGGCCAACAACAGCGCCACCGGTTGGTACCTGCTCGCCGACCCGGCCGACGTCCCCATGATTTCGGTCGGTTACCTGCGCGGCCAACGCACCCCCACGATCGACCAGGGGCAAACCGACATGGACATCCTGGGCTTCCGTTGGCGCTGCTTCTTCGACTTCGGCGTCGGTGCCGTCGACTGGCGCGCCGGCGTCTTCGCCGTCGGGACCTGAGCCAGGTCTGGCCATTGGCGATTGATGAATGAACTGACCAAACCGCACGCCGCTACGCCGCGACGGGACATCCAGCAAAACTGCAAAGGAACGAAAAATGAAAGCCTGTATCAAATTGGCGACGCTGTTGGCCGTCGCGTTCGTCGCGATCGTGATCCATGCCTGCGTGCACGATGTGCCGCTGTTGACAGATCTGCAGAACTGGGGCCACCTGGCCGGGTTCGCCGCGTTCGGAATAGTCACCGGCCCCGCGAATTTCTTCGCCTTCGGCGACCAGATCGATTACACCAATCCCAGCGCCGTGAACACGGTCAATGCCGGCCAGGTCGTCGTGCAGAACGACACGCCGATGGTCAACCCCGCTGACATTGCTCCGCTGCGCAAAGGGGCGCTGGCCGCGCGCGGCATCTTTCAGACCACCAAAGACGCCTCCACGTTTTTCGCGTTCCAGCGCGTGTATTGGGACCTGGTCGCCCTGGTGGCCACCAGCGATCCCACCAAGGGGCCCTTCATGGGGAAGGCCCTGTTCGCCCAGTTGACCGGCGACGCGACGGTCTATGTGATTCTCGATTCGCAGACCACGGCCGACACGTATTACGTGCTGCCGGCCGCCAGCGCCGCCCTCACCAACACCGTCGTCGAGACGACGCTGGGCAGCGCCAACTTCCCGGCCAACCGGCTGCAAGTGGGCGACGTGATTCACTTCTTCTGCCAGGGGATCGTGACGGCAGTCAACGGGGCCGACACATTCCAGATCAAGGGCTACATGGGGGGCGTGAACCTGTTCGCCTCGGCCGTGCAGAACCCGACCATCAATGACATTTTCCAGTTCGACGGCGACATCGTCGTGCGAGCGCTGGGGAACGCCGGCGCGGGGTTGATCGTCTCCTCGGGGACACAAGGCTGGGGGACGGCAGGAGCCGCCACCAGCAAGCCCTGGTACATCGGCGCGACGAACCTCGACACGACGATCGCCGAGCTGTTCAAAATCACCGGCAAGTGGAACAACGCCAGCCCCGGCGACAGCGCCCGCCTGGACATGCTCGACATGCAGCTCTTGCGTCAGCAGTAACGACAACGCTGTAACGGCAACCCTGAATCCTGAGTGCTGGGTACTGATTTCATGCCACCCGCCGCCGACAAACTCCCGAAACACCCGGTCTATCCGGACGCCCCGAGCTCGGATGCGGCCGTGGTGGCCCCCAGCGACGCCACGCCGCTCACTTTCGTGACGAAGGCCCTGTTCGTCGGCGGGGCCGGCAACGTGGCCGTGATCATGCAGGGGGGGGCTGCGGTGACCTTCACCGGAGTCCTGGCCGGACAGATCCTGCCGATCCGTGTCAGCCAGGTCAAAGCGACGGGCACGACGGCGACCAACATCGTGGCCCTGTGGTGACCAGCAACCGAACGACCGAACAAACCGACCGAACAAACCGACCGAACAAACCGACCGGGGGATGATCGACGAGGAACCGCGCAGAGCAATCTGAGACGCGCCCAGAGGCGAGCCCCCGGCCGGTTCGCATTATTTCCGAGGAAATACCAGGACCGCAATCATGCACGAACCGAAATGCCCGGCCTGCGGCGCGACGAAATCGACGCCGGACGTCGCCCGCAAACTGCTCACCAGCGCCCAGACCGTGCTCGACGGCGAGACCGATCCGGCGCGCGCCCACGTGTACGTTCCCGCCGGCGAGCTCCAGACCGTGTGCGAGCAGCTCCTGGCACTGACCCCAGCAGAACCGGTTCCGAAACCCGACCATGAACTCGCTACGTAACGCTGTCACCTGGCTCCAGACGGTCCGTAAGTCATCGATGAGCGACCTGGTGACCTACACCCGGCCGGGATTCGCGCCCCTCACGAACTTGTCGGCCACGCCAGGCCAGACCAACTTCGCCATCGACGAGGGTGACTCGGTCCGCCTGGCAGCCAAGGAACGGGACTGGGTGATTACGGCCTCCGACCTGGTCCTCGGTGGGAAGGTCGTCTGGCCATTGAAGGGGGACCGCATCACGGCCACGTCCGGCGCGTTCGCCGGCACCTGGGAAGTGCAGATCCCAGACGGCACCGATCAGCCCTACAAACCCGACAGCACCGATCAACAGATTCGGATCCACACGAAGCGCATTTCCGCATGAGCACACAAGCCCGACCGATCGACGTGGCCAACGCGGCCGTGACGCTACTCAATAGCGCCGCGGCCCAGGCTACGTTTGGCTCCTTCGCGCCGTTCACGGCCGTGCGTGACTACGTCCCGCTATACGACCTCGAGCAGCACGTCTCCGGCCTGATCGTGACGGTCATTCCCGCCGCGCTCAACGAATCCCCCATGGCGCGGCTCACGATCGGGGGCCAGGTGGGCATCGACGTAGGAGTGCAAAACTACGTGCAGACTCTCGCCGACAAAGACGGCCTGATGCTCCTCGTCGAAGAGATCAAAACCGTGCTGGAGAAAGGTCTCACCCTCCCCGAGTTCCCCCTCGACTGCGGTTGGGTCGAGACCGAGAACGACCCGATTTACGACCCCGATCATTTGAAAATCTACGGCGTCTTCACCTCGGTTCCCCGGTTTACCTACCAGGTGCGGAGGCCCCGATGAGTCTGGGAAACGTCAACAAATCCAAGTCGTTTTTCTTCGATCGCCAGGCGGTCATCAAAGCGGCCGACAAACAGACGCGCGCCGTGCTCTCGAAATTCGGCAGCTTCGTCCGCCGCACGGCCAAAGGACTGATTCGCAATGCCGGCAAAAAGGGGGCTTCGTCGCGACCGGGCCAGCCCCCGAAATCGCACAACGGGATGCTCAAGAAATTTCTGTTCTTCGTGTTCGACCCCGCGCGCCAGAGCGTGATCATCGGCCCGGCCAAGTTGAACGGGACGATCAGCGACAACTGCCCCGCCGTGCTGGAGAAGGGGGGCACGACGAAAGTCCGCGTCTGGCAGAACCATCAAAAGGTCGTCAAGAAGGTGCACGTCGAGGCGCGCCCCTACATGGGCCCCGCCGTCTCCAAAGAAATCAAACAACTGCCCAGCCTGTGGGCCAATTCCGTCCAACGCTAAGGAGCCCCAGCCATGCCTCCCGTCAACCCGTCGTTCGTCTCAATCGATATGAACCTGAGTTACAACTCGGGAACGTACGGGGCCCCCACGCTGGCGGTCGTCAACTGCCGCGACGTCAACCTGGGCCTCAACTGGGGCGAAGCGGACGTCGCCAACCGGGGAATCAACCTGGCCCTGTTCGAGCCTACGCTGCAAGTGCGTGAACTGGAATTTGACATGATCGTCGACGAGACGGACATCAATTACACCGCGATCCGTAATAAGGCCCTGATCCGCGGCATCGTCGAGCTGTGGATGGCCAACGGGCCGATCGGCACCGCCGGCACAGTGGCCAGCGGGGGCACTGTCAACGTCGTTTACAACCGCTGCCAGTGGAAGGTGTTTGCTTTCAAGCGCGGCGAACCCTTCGAAGGCGCGCCGACAATCACGTTCACGCTCAAGCCCTGCAAAGCCAACCAGACGGGCGGACAAGCGCCGACCGACAATGCGCTCGTTGCGTAACACGCGGAAGAGGCAATCGCATGCATGTATTCAAAGACGACACAGGCGAAGCCTGGGAGCTGGCGATCACGGTGGGCGCGTTGCGCCGCGTGAAGGCCTATCTCCCCGGCATCGACCTCTTGAAGATCGACGAGCCCGATCCCGCAGCCAGGCCTCCCGAGGGGCTCAGTGAGGACGAGCGGAAGAAATGGGAAGCGCCGCCACTCAACCTGCGCTTGACGATGGAGCCGGTGCTGGTCTGTGAGTGCATCTGCTGCGTGCTCAAGCCGACGCTCGACACGCAGGGGCTGGGCCCTGACGACTTCTACGAGCGGATGGCCGGCGCCGGCCTGCGCGACGGCCTGGCCGCGTTCTGGGAGGACCTGGACGATTTTTTCCAATCGCTCGGCCGCAGCGACCTCAGTGCGTTAGCGAAAGCCCAACGCAAGCTGCTCGCCGAGATCGTGTCCGGAAACAGATCCGCGATCGAGGCCTGGGACCAAAGCCGGACGAACAGCCCGTCCCAGAACGGCTCGACCCCTGGGAACTCGTCTACCGACTCGCCGGCCTCCTCGGCCTCGACCCCGCCCCCTTCACCCTGAGAGAACTCGAACGCATGGCCTACGGCAAACGGTTCGACGAATGGGACCGGGCCAGCTTGATCATGTCGCTGCTGCACAACGCTCCCCTGTCGGGCCGCCCCTTCCGCTCGCCCGAAAGTTTCAATCCGTTCCTGACGGCGGCCGCGGCCGACCATGCGGCCGCGTGCACCATTTCCAGCCCGGCCGATCTGGTCGCGCTGATCGGGGGCACGCTCGGAAAAGTCCACTGACCACTGACGACTGACAATCATGAGCGGAAAATCGGGTGCAATTCGAGCGGGGGGAGCTTTTTACGAGCTGTTCACCAAGAACAATCCGCTCGTGGCCGGCCTGCAGGCCGCCGAGGGGGCCGTCAAAGCCAGCCTCGGAAAGGCGGCCAAATCAGCCGCCGCCGGCATGACCAGCATCGCCGGGTCGCTGTCGAAGCTGCTGACCTCGCCCGTCACGGCGCTGGCCGCGGCCGTGGCCCCATTGGCCGCCGGCCACCTGTTCGCCAGCATGGGCGCCGAACTGACCGACATCAGCCGCCGCACGGGGGCTTCGGTCGAGGCGCTGCAAACCCTGGGCTATGCGGCCAAGCGCACCGGTCAGGACCTGGGGGCCGTGGAAGGCGCCCTGACCACGGTCCGCGACAAGATCATCGACGCCGTCCGGGGCAGCGAAGAGGCCCAGCTCACGTTCCGCCGGCTGGGGCTCAACTTCCTGCAACTGTCGAAAATGTCCCCCCAGGACCAGTTGCGCAAGATCGCCGCGGCCCTGAATGCCATCCCCCACCCGGCGATCCGGGCCGCGATGGCCACCGAGCTGCTCGGATCGACCGACCTGTTGCCCATGCTGCAGGACCTCGACAAGGCCGAGGCCCGGTACAAGCGGCTGGGCCTGGTGTTGGGAACCGACGTCATTTCTGCCGGGAATAAGTTGAGAAATTCGTTCGAAGACCTGCACGCCAACATGATGGCCACGGTCTCCGTGATCGGTGCCAAGATTTCACCCGCGATTTCCGAACTCATCGACAAATGGGTCGAGATGAGCGGGCACACGCGCGCCTGGATCGCGAACAACACGCAGATGTTCGGGTCGGCCGAGTCGCTATGGGCATTTATCAAACTGCAATGGGCCAAGGGGAGCGACTACATCCTGAGCAAGTTCGCGGACGCCAACCAGGGCGTGCAGGGCGTCTGGGTCGACACGCAGGCCGCCCTGGAATCGGGCTGGGAACGCTTCAAGCACGGCGCGGAACACGCGTTCGGGTCGGTCTGGAACACGGCCAAGGACGTGTTCAAAATGGTCGCCGAGCTCGCGCTCAAGACCGTCGGCGCTCTCTCCACCGCATTCGCCTACGTGTCGGATGAAATGTCCGCCGCGCTGAATAAGGCGGCCAACGACCTGGCCCGGCTTTTGAAAAAAGCCAACCTGGCAGAGATTGGCCGCGGCGCGGGAGCGCTCGCCGCCAAGCTGCTCGACCAGGACAACCCCGAGCTGCAGAAGAAATTGGCCGCGATCGAAGCCGAGCGCCAAAAAAAGCAGGCCGCCATCAACGCCCAGGGCGGCCCCAACCGAGGCGCGCAAATCGCGCAACTCCAGAAGGACTATGACGACGCCGTGGCGAAAGCCAAGGCCAATGCCCCGAAACCGCCCGGAGAAGGGGAAGCCGGCGGCCACGGCCGCGGCATGGGGGGCAATCACCAGCCCGGATTTGACACGGCCAGGATGCACGTAGAGGGGCTCGGCGCCCACGACGTGCGCAGCAAAGAGGGGTTCGCCAGCGTGGCCGCGTCGCTGCGAGAGTCGCAGCTCGCGCAACAGGCCTACACGCTGCAGCAGCGGCAATATCAGGTGGAGCGCGACACGCGCGACCGGATCACGAAGATTACCGTCGTGGGGAGGAAATGACACGTGGCGGTCAAACTCCCTTACGACGTCAAATGGGAAGAAGAAGCCCGCATCATGCAGACCGCGCGGGAATGGCGCGCCTGGATCCAGGTCGAATGCAGCCAGGTCGACGATGGGCCGCGCGAGCTGTCGATCGCGCTCCCCAAGTTTGCCCCCTATTCGAAACATCCCAAAGATGGCGCCGCCTTGGTCAATCTGTTCTATCCCAAGCGGAAAACAGCGGGCAGCAACTGGTGGGACATCGAGGTCACCTGGTCGACCGACGTCGACGTCACCGGCAACCCGCTCGCCATGCCGGCCGAATGGACGCTCGACACCGAAATGCGCGAAATCCCGGCCATCTTCGATGCCAACGGCAACGCCCTGCTGAACACGGCCGGCGCGCTCATGACCGATCCGCCGGCCACCCGCAAGATCGTCGATGAGACGCTGCACTTCACCAAGAACGTGTCGCTGCGGCTTCCCGACTGGGTGCGGACGCACCCCGGCTGCGTCAATTCCGACAGCGTCACGATCCGCAGCCAGGCCTATCCACCCGGCACGCTCTGGTTCGCCAGCCGCCAGGTCGGCAGAGAGGAAAATGTTCCCGGCGCGACCGACTCGATCTCCACGTTGCGCGGCACCCCCTTCACGGCCGTCAGCGGGACACTGATGTATCGCCAGGATGGCTGGATCGAATACTACCCCAACCGCGGCTGGTATCAGCTCGTGCCGGTCAACAAAAGCCTCAAGACGGCCAAGGGCGCCGAGATCCAGGGGGGCAAGCGGACGCTGCAGCAGATGCGCGCGCAGTTCCGCAAGAGCGCCGATTACCAGGTCTGGCCCTGCCTGTACGCCAATTTCGGAGACAAGCCCCAGGAGCCAAGTTTTCTGGACTCCAACGGCCAGATGATCCAGCAACCGACGTTCGACAACATCATTTTGCTCGCGTACGACGGCTACAAAAAAGCCGCGTTCAACGATTTACCCCTTCGGTGACTCATGCCCGCCACGATCAATACCTACCGCGGCGACAGCGTGCCGCGCGCGAAAGTCGTCAACATCACGCCTATCGCCCCCGTCGCAGTCGGGCAGATTTTCACGCTCTGGTGCAACGGTAAGGGGGTTTCCTACACCGCGCTCGCCGCCGACGGCGTCGCCGGTGTCGTGGCCGGCCTGGTCGCCGCCGTGCAGTCGACGACGATTCCCGAGTTCGCCGAATTCACCGCCAGCCAGGCCGGAATCGTGCTGGTGCTGACGGCCGCCACGCCGGGAGTCCCGTTCGACGTCGCCGTCACGAGCTCAGGGAATGTCACAGTCGCCGAAACCACGGTGGGAGTGGGACCGACCAACGAAGTCCATCAGATTCAATTGCTGGGAACCTACACGGCTGGAAATTACACACTCACCTACAATTTCGGCGCAGGCAACGTCACCACAGGTAACATCGCTTACAACGCCACAGCCGCCGCCGTGCAGACCGCGATCGCCGCCCTGGTCGGTGCCGGCGCCGGCAACGTGCAGGTCACCGGGGGCCCGGGACCCTCCAGCCCCTGGTTCGTGAGCTGGATCGGAGCGCTGGCGGGAACCGCCGTCACGCCAGGCACCGTCAACGGCGCGGGCCTCACCGGCTCAGGCAGCGTCAACATCTCCACACAGCAGCCGGGCGCCGCGCCGACCGACTGCCTGCAACAGATTCAGCTCTTCGCCAGCGGCGGCACGTTCACCCTGACGTTTCTGGGTCAGACGACCGGAAACATCACGCTGGGAAGTTCCGCCGCCACGATCCAGACCGCTCTGCAGGGCCTCTCCAGCGTCGGCGCGGGAAATGCGCTGGTCTACGGAGAGGGAGCCACGGGGAGCAATAACGCGAACCTGTTTTTCGTCAGATTCACCAATTCGCTGGCCGCCACCAGCCTGCCCGTGATCACGGTCAACACGGCCGGACTCACCGGCAGCGCCAGCAGCCAGATCGTCCAGCAGGGGGCCGCCGCCAGCCAGGCCGCATACCAGTTCGTCGATTTGACGAACGGAGTCGCGGTCAACTCGACATTCACGCTGACTTTCAACGGCCAGACCACCGGATCGATCTCCACGATGCCCGGGGGTCCGGGATATGTCTCCAGCGCGGTCAAGTCCGCCCTGCAAGCCATCGGCTGCCCGGTCGTGTCAGTAATCGGATCCGACAGCTTGACCGGTGTCGCCTCCACGACGTTCGCCGTCAAGATCACGAGCTCCGCGCCCGCGGCCGCCCCGGTCCTGACCGCCACGATCGCCAGTTACGCCCCCACGATCACGGTCCTGTCGAACGGACTCGCGTCGCAGAACTGCATTCAACAGGTGTGGGTCGCCGCCAGCGGCGGCACATTCACCCTCACGCTCGGCGCGCAGACGACGGCCGCGATTGCGTACAACGCAGTGGCCGCAACGGTCCAGACGCGCCTGCAGACCGACCTCGCCGCCACGATTATCGCTTGCACAGTGACCGGCACGGGCACACAGGCCAGCCCCTGGGTGATCACCGTCACCAACCCCGCCAACACGGCCGTTGCGCAAATGACTGGAAATCCCGCCGGCCTCTCGGGAGGCGGGTCGATCACCGAAGTCACCCGCGGCCAGGCCGGCACGAACGAAGTCCAGACGATCACAGAAGCCGCCGGTACGAACGGTGGCACATTCACCCTCGGTTTCATGGGCCCGGCCACGCCGCCGTTGCCCTACAACGCCACGGCGCCCCAAGTCCAGGCCGCGCTGCGGGCGCTCAGCACGATCAACACCGTGACAGTCACCGGCGGCGCCGGAGGTCCCTTCACCGTCACCTGGTCGGGAGCCCAGGGGAGCGCTCAGCAGCCGCTGCTCTTCGCCGACGGGTCGCAATTGACCGGCGCGACGGCCAATCTGATCACGCTCGTCACGGCCACCTGGTCCGCCGGGCCGAACCATTATGACGATCCCACCAACTGGTCGCTGGGACACGTTCCCAACACGCTGGAAGCGCTCGTCTTCGACCTGGGATCGAGCAACTGCCTGTACGGCCTCAATCAGATGGCCGTCGTCACTGCCAGCGTGTCGAACAACAATGTCACCTGGGCCCTGGGGGCCGGCGGATCGGCCGGCAACGGCTTTGCCGCGGGATCGTTCCAGTCCAACCAGGCAGTCTATTTCACGAACGCCGGCGGGGCCCTCCCGACCGGAATCACGGCGGGCACGCTGTATTATCTGGTGAACGTCAACCGCGACGCCGGCACGGCCCAGCTCGCCACTACGCTGGGCGGCGCGCCGATCACGATCAGCGGCGCCGGAACGGGCACGCACACGATGGGGACCCGGCTGGCATCGATTGAAGAGACGGAGCGGTTCGGGGGCGCGATCGGCCTGCCGCGGCGCAACAGTGCCGGCTACCAGGAATATCGCCCGCGTTACCTGCACGTCGGCCTGGCCACGACGGGCCAGGGAGGACTGCAAACCGTGACGATCGGCCCCGACGCCGGCAGCGGCGCGGGGAAGACGCAGATCGATAACGACGTCGACCAGGCGGTCTGGCTGATCATCCAGACCGGAGGCTCGATCGACAGCGAGTCCCGCGATGTGCTGCTCAAAGGGACCAACGCCAGCAACACGCTGGAAATGCTGGCCGGCGATGCGGCCGTGTCCCTGTTCGAAGGCGAGACGTCGACTCTGGCGAGCATCAAGCTGCGCGGGGGCACGTTGGAGCTCGGGCCGGGGCTCACCATCACCGGTCCAGTGACGCGCACCGGCGGCACGCTGATCTCTGACGGCTGTACGTTGAACGGAGTGCTGACATTGTGAGCGAAGCCGGCGTGCTCATCTCGGCCGAACTGGCCGCCGACATCCAGGACCTGGTCGCCGAATGGCGAAGCGGGGCTTTTCGGCCCACGCCCCAGCGCCCCTACCGCGACGCCGGCCAGCGGCCCCCCCTGGTCGGGATCCTGCTCGCCGATCTCCCCAGTGGGGGGAAAGTCGATTGCGCAGCGCTGATCGAGTTTTCGGCCGGCCAGGTGCAGAACCAGATCCAGAAAGTCGAGCAGCTCGGCAGCGTTACGGGAGGCACGTTCACGATCGGCTGGGCCCCGCCCGGACAGAGCATCCAGAAGACACCGGCGCTGGCCTGGAACATTTCCGCCGCCGATCTGCAGACCGCGCTCAACAAGCTCTCCACGATCGGGACCAAGGGGGTGACCGTCACGCTCGGCAGTCAGAAATACACGCACAGCTTCAGCCAGGTCCAGACCGCCGAGAACCCCGGCCTGTGGCTGGTGAGTTTCACGGGGAAACAGTTCGACAAGACGACCACCTTCCCGCTGTTGACTGTCACCTCGAGCCTGACGGGGGTCCAGGGGCCCACGCTGTCGATCAGCGAGCTGACTTACTGGGGCGACAGCGGCCGCGTCGAGACCGTCAAGGCCGCGATCCCGGTCGGGACTCCCACGCCGCTCCGGGCCGGGGCAACGTGCCTGGCTCATTTCGTCCCCGGTTCAGGCTACATCCTCGGTTCCGTCGAACCGCGGCAGTTCGGGCCCCCCTACTGAGCATCATTTCCAATGAAATAAACCGATAACAGAGAACTGACCGTCAGTACGCTTTTGAGAGTATCCGCAGTGAACAGCCAGGTTTTCATTCCCGCCTCGGCCGGCCAAATCAGCAGCGCTGTGATCACCATCCCTGCCGGATCGTGCTGCGCTCGCATCGAGCCGTCGCTGTCGGATGTCGATTATGCGGCCGGCAAAACGATCAACGGGACGGCCGCTGTCATCGTCGCGGGGCAGATTGCGCAGAGCTACGAGTTCAATCTCAAGACGGGGCCACGCGGGGACGGAAATCCGCCATTTGCGATGCTCAATCAGGAAACACCGTTCGCGGCCGACGCTGTCCAGATCGTCCTCGTCTGCGACGACCCGGCCTGCGTATTGGCCGGCGTGCTCAGCTTCGGAGACATCGCCTCTAACCTGCCGGCGACTCTGCGGCCCGCGAAAGTGAGGCCGTAATGGCAATTGCTCTAGTACAGACTTCGGCGGAACTGCTCGTATCGAGCGGCACGACGGGTAGCGTCACGCTCAACGGAGTCGCTGCCGGAAATCTGCTGGTAGCGCTCGCGGGCCAAGAGACGAACGCCAGTACGCTTTCGTTTAGCGACGGGGTGAACACCTGGAGCAGCGCGATCAACCGTGGCACCGTCAGCATCGGAATCGCTGCTGCCGGTTATGCGAAAAATGTCGCTGGCGGAAATACGACGATCACTGTCACTTGCTCAGGCGCGGCCACGTTTCGCGCGAGGGTTTTTGAAGTGTCCGGCACCACTACAGCCACGCCGCTCCAGTCTGTCGACTCGATCGTCGAAACGGTTGGCACGACGAGTCACGCGACTACTGACGGAATAGTATCACAAAGCGATTGCATCATCTTTTGCGTCGCGGAATTCTCCAACGGACCGGGAGTCTACACGCCGGGCGCGGGCTACACGCAGGTCTCTAGCGCGGGTTCTTTCACGCGCTACCAGTACGGAATTTTAGTGGGCGCGCAGACGCTGCGTACCGTCGATTTTACATCGGGCAATTCGCAGGCTTGCGCAGTCGTCGCGATGGCGTTTGGAGTTGCGCCGGCTGCGGCCAGCGGCGGCTTACTCACTCATCCCGGAATGCTGGGGAGGATTTCGGCATGAGAGACACACCTGTACGCGGCCAAACATCGAACATCGGTTTCGTTTTCATCCCCGATACGACGAGCACGACAGGGGCCGGCAAGACCGGGCTTACGAATGCTTCGGCCGGGCTCAATATCGCCGTGCGACGTGAGAAGTCGGCCGCGTTCACCAGCTACACCGGGGCGAACGTCGGCACGATTGCAACGCTCGGGACGTGGGTTGATCCGACAACGGGCAAGGTCAACTTCAGGGAATGTGATTCCACGAACGCACCGGGGCTGTACGAAATGCACTTCGAGGATGTGCGATTCGGAACGGCCGACACATCCCGCAAGCTGATCGGCATGGTGCAGGTCACAGGCGGGGCACAGTCGCCGTTTGAAGTGCAATTGCTGGCGGTTGATTCCCAGGATGCGGCAGCCGGCGGTATGACTCGGCTTGACGCCACTGTTTCGAGCCGTACAAAACCAGCCGACACGCAGGCCCGCGTTACGCTGGTTGACACGCTGACAAACTACACCGGCAACACGCCGCAGACGGGCGACTCGTACCCGATCGTTTCGAACGGTTCCTCAGGCATTGCCGCTGTCAAATCGGATACCGCAACGGCCGTAACGCAATCGACGAACGCCGCGGCGTCGGCCCTCAGTGCGGATAACAAGGCGTCACTAATCAAAGCCCAGACGGACAAGCTGCAATTCGACGGATCGAACAACGTCAAAGCCGCCTCCGGGGGGGATTCGCCGGGCATCACGACGCTGCTGGCGCGCACAGCAGGCAGCAACATCACGGTTCTCAATCCCGTGGGGACAAATGGCAGCATCACGCTCATCCGCGGCCGCGACTACAAAGCCGCCGACGGCCTGGCCCTCAGCCTGGTCAACGTCGCCGGCACATGGCCCAACCTGACGGGCGCCACATCGATCACGCTCTACGCCAAGAGCACGCAGACCGGGTTGGTGGCCTTCAGCGTTGCCGGCACATCGCCGGTGCCCACCGGGGCCAACCAGTCGGTGCGGTTCGAAGTCGCCGCCGCGACGACGGCCGCGATCCCCGCCACGGGGAACGTGTTTCCCTATTCCTACGAAGTCGTCGCCGTGCTCTCAGACGGCAACACGGTCAGCCTGCAGACTGGCCTGCTGAACCTGCAGCCGAATGCCTCGACCTGACCACTGACAACAATGTCCCTCCACATCTACAATCCTCCCGCACCGCACGCGGATCCCGTGATCGGATACATCGACCAGGCCGCAGGCCAGCGCTGCGGTCTCTGCCTGTCCTGCCCCCGCGACTGGCTCTTGACCTGCACCTCCAACAGCTTGCTGCAATTCGCGCAAATGGTGGGGAAGTTCCGCCTCAAGCGCGTGCTCTCATTTTTCAAAACGGATCCGCAACAACTCTGCACCTGGTCTGCCGACGTCCTGTTGAACCCCAACAACCCTGGACCTTACGTGCAGGGTGATTTCGGACACTGGTATTTGTACTACGGCACACTCCCCGCACAACTGGGAAACAGCAAGCTGCTGGCCTGGTATATCGAAGCCGACGTCCGCAGCTTCAACACGCCCAACGACGTGGCCGCCTGGGGCCCGAACGCCATGAACCCCGCCGCGCCGCTCGCCGGCGGGCATTGGACGCAACCGAATTTCAATTGCCTGGGCCCGAACACGTTCACGGACAGCAACGGGACCGGGGGCCTGGGATTCCCGCACACCATCGACGTGCGGCCGTTGTGGGCCTGAAGGACGATTGGGGAATTGGGATTTCGGATTTCGGATATTACGGGTAAGAACGCCGGCCTGTTAAATCCCAAATCCCAAATCCGAAATACGTTCCATGCTGAATGCCGCAGAAGCCGCCGCGCGCTACGAGCCGCGCCCCACGGACACGCCGAAAGCACTTTTCGAAACCCGCCTGCAAATCTGCGAGACGTGCCCATCCCGACAGGGCCAGAGCTGCCTGCGCTCGACCTTCCCATCGCCGGTCTGCACGGTGCTCGCCCGCTCGCCCGACATGCGTTGCCCCGAACGACGCTGGCCGGGAGACCCGCCGCGGATCGACATCAGGATCCCCCTCGAATCGCCGGGCTGGCTGTCCCGCCTGCGATCGAAGTTCCGTCGCCCCCAGCCCACCGAGGCCGCACGCGACCGCGTGTGGGCCAAACGCTCGACGTCCGTGTCGATCGTGATCGCCGGCAGAAACTATGGCCGCTTTCTGCACGAGGCAATCGAATCGGCACTCAAGCAATCCCCGCCGTGCGAAGTAATCTACAGCGACGATGCCAGCCAGGACGATTCCCTCGCGGTGGCGCGCCGCTACGCCGACCGCGGTCTGATCGTGCTCGAGCACGCCGTGCATCAGGGCCCGGCAGCCGCCCGTGCGCGGGGGATTGCCGTCGCCCGCGGTGACTGGTTCATCACACTCGATGCCGACGACGTGCTGCCGCCGCACTACGTGACCGCCATGCTGGCCGTCGCCGACCCCGACACGCCCTACGTCTACGGCGACGCACAGGCCTTCGGTGAATCGTCTCACCTCTGGGCGGCAGCCTGGTGGGACGATCCGCAGACCAGCCTGTGGGTGTGCAACTACGTGCACACGTCGGCCATGTATTCGCGCGCGGCTTACCACGCGGCCGGGGGCTGGCAGGACGGAATCGGCACGATGTGGGACTGGGACCTGGCCTTACGCGCGCTGCGTTTCGGCCGGCCGCAGCGACAGCAGAAAGTCCCGCTCCTGTATCGTCAGCACGCGGCCTCCTTTTCGCATCTGTATCACGAGCACGACGAATCCGTGGCTGCATGCGCGCGTGAAAAAGTCCGTCGCCGGCTGGCCCGTCTCAGCGTCGGCAGCATCTTGAGCGGCCGCTTACCGGGCAAATTCGCGGAATGGCTCGACGCGCTCGCCCGTAGCGTGCGGCAATTGCGCTCGCCGTGGCCCGTCGACCTGGTGTTGCTCTATCACCAGGCGGCCGTCCAGAGCCTGACGTTTCGCGACGTCATCGCCCGCGAATGCGCACGCCACGCCGGAACGTTCGACACGATCCGTGTGCTGCCGCACGGTCACGCGCTCATTTATGCGACCGAACAAGGGCGCCGCGATCGCGTGGCCGAGTTCCTGGCCGCGAGCTGCAACCGCCTGCGGCGCGAGCTCCGGGGAGACCTGCATTGGATCGTCGAGGATGACATCCTCGTCCCCCTCGACGGGGCGGAAAAACTGTTTACGGCCATCACCTCGACGGCCTGCCCTCCCGAGGCAGTCAGCGGCCTGTATCGCAATCGGCACGTTCCTGACCGGATCGTCGGCGGCTGGTGGCGCGACAAAGAGGCCCACGAGCCGACGTTCAATCAGGCGACGAATTCGCAGCATCCACTGTTGATCGTCGACCTGTGCGGCACAGGCTGCCTGATGTACTGGCGCGATCGGGTTCCCGAATGGGAAAGCCACTTCGAAAAGATCCCCGCGCACGATTGGGCCTGGAGTATGGAAATCAAACGCCGCGGGGGCCGCGTCTGGCTCTTGCCGGAAGTTCCCTGCGGTCACATGGTCGACGAGACGACAACTCTCACCGCGCGAGCGCTTCAGTTTCAATCGTCTCCGGGGTCTTGATCACGGAGAGTTGCGCCTGGGGCATCGCCGCCAAGGCCTGTTGCAGCTTTTGCCGCGCGACGCGCACGGCTTCGATTCCGTCTTTGAGTTGGTCGCCGCTGGGCCAAACACTCAATCGCGGTTCGGCACCGGCGTCACCCTTGAGAGTCCCCAGGTCGATCTCGCGCCATTTGGCGAGCTTGGGAGCGCCGCTGCTGACGACGTCGACCATGCTCTGCATTGTGCGAACGGCCTGACGGAAGGCGGAAGCAGCAGCGGCGTAATTCTCGAAGGCTTCGGACATGCGCGGGATTCTACTGGCCGCCTGTGCGATAAGGAAGGGCAGCCGCGTCGCCCGTGGGCGCGCCGACGATCTCAATGGTTTGCTTGTCGTTTGGTTCGTTGCTCATTTGAGTAGCTTCTCCGCCTCTTTGGCCGCTTCAGTGTCCGGGTATTTTTCGAGGATCTCTTTGAGCATGCGTTTCGACGCGTCGCCTTTGCCCTGTTTGGCGAGATCCTTAGCCGCTTTGAGTTTGCCAGCGGCCAGCTTCACGTCCCGTTCGGGCTTAGTCTTTGCCCGGTCTTCCGCGTCGGCCTTCTTCTTCTCGGCAGCGACCGCCTTCTTTTCGTCTATCTCTCTCAGCTTCTGCTCGGTCGCATAATCGAAGACCACGCCATATTGGGACCGAATCGGGACTTTCAGTCGGATTGGCTCTTTCCGGTCGACGGCTTCTCCCGGAAGCAGAAAACGCAGCTCTTTCGCCTTGTCGATCGGTCGTTCAAAGACCAGCACATCGACGAGCGTTTTTCCCGGATAGATCGACTCGCCTCGCTGGAGCTGTCCTTCGACCTCGACCAGCAAGCCGAAGTCGATGCGCTTGTAAGCATTCCCGAATTCGTCCGACGCCCTGGCGGCCATCGCCCGTTCCAGGTCGAACGTCTTGGTCGACCAGCCCCGGTAGTTGAGCTTCGTGGTGTCGTTCGTATTCCGGATGCCGAGATACACGGTTAGCAGGTCATCGTTCGACTCGGTCAACCGGCCAGAGGAACGGATCGGAGCCTTGCCGCCTCGCACCGTCCCCACGAAGATTGTCAGGTCGCCGATAATGGCCTCAGGCGCGGCGTCTTTCCATTTGTCATCGTCGGCCGCCTTATCTTCGGCGCGCGCGACGGCTGAAACCAGAAGCAGAATGACAACAGCCCGCTGCATGGCTCGACCCTCCCAATGAAACGGCCGCCCTGGTGGTGTCGAGCCGGTCCAGGGCGGCCTCAGTGATCTGCCATCGGCAGATTGAATCAAATGGGAACCCGGCTCGACGTGTCCAGCCTAATGCAGCAACCGGGCCGGTTCAACCCAACGCCCTGACTGAAATCAACTATACCCCTCTCGACCCGTAAAATGGAAACGGGTACTAGGTACGGCTCCTAGTGCCCGTCGTGCATTTTCGGCCGAAATAATGCGTGTTCCCCGGCGCCCCGAATTTTCCCTAAGTTCGAGTCCTAGTCGGGGAGTTTTGAAGCGGGAAGAGTGGGGTAGCCGTAAGGCCCCCAAGGCCCAAGCAGAGCGCGCAAGCGCTCCATCGCCTCTAGCCTGACAACTCTTCCCTGCTTCAAATTTTTTGAAGCGGGAAGAGTGGGGTGACCGCAAGGCCCCCGAGGCCCAACGTAGAGCGCCCAGGCGTTCCTTCGTCCCTGAGCCTGACAACTCTTCCTTGCTTCAATTTTTTTGGGACGGGGCGAGAGAGATGGGCGAACTTCACGAGGTCGACAAATCGACTTGGCTTGGAAGCGACGGCCAGGAATACGAAGTCGTCGAATTAGAACCGCGCGGCCAGATTGACGCCCGTGGAGGAAGTCGCCCGACGCATGGCCTGCATCAGTTCTATGTGCCCGCGCTCCGCACGAACGCGAACATGCGAAAGAACGGAACCCTTTGGTTCCAGTCCAGCGATCTGACGTTGACGCGGACAACCGCCGCAAAAGACTAGCGCCGGCGACGCGGCTCATTGCCGCCGAAGATTTTCCGCAACTGATGTTCCAGGTTCTGCGTTACCCGAAAGAGGTCGATGATCGACGCGCGTACGCGCAATACTTGCGCGCGGTCCATCATGAAGAACTCGGGCTCAATCCCGCGATCCAGCCGCCGCGCCGTCGCCCGCTTTCGTTTCTTCGTCGCCATTTTTGCACGTGCCTTTCGCGCGATGTTGTACACGACTTCGAAAAAAATTCCTAGAAATCATTTGACAACTCCCAATTCGCACGGTAGTCTCGCCCTCGTCAAATAGAGGCAGATGTGTAGATCACGCTTTCTTTCGCCCTCTTATCTCGGCTGAAGGTTTCCGCGGTCGTCACAAATGCCAAACGCTTGTTGTGGTTTTTGTTGACGCCGGCCCAGCCTCTGGGTTTGACCGGCACCCCTCGGTCCGAGTTTTAATGCGGGTTGTCATGCGTTGGCCCACCGCCTCCCTTGATCGACACCTGAAGCCGTCTGCGTAGGCGTTCCGCCTACGCAGACGGCTTCTCGCTTTTCCCGCCCCAAAACTCGTGCATGCGTTCGCCGTGCGCGCAGCGCGTGTTGAAATAAGCTGGCGGAGGTAAACGCCTCTCGAATTCGAAAGGCGGGCGTGGTCTGTCTTTGGTCAGGATTTATTAGGGAAGTCACGCGGGAGCGCCCGCAACGGAGTGCACGATGGATCAGCGACAAGCGCTACTGCCGACAGCCACGAGGCCAGACCGCCATGCCTGCTCATTCTTTTTCCGCGCCCGAAAAACCACACATTCTCCGACTGGTGGACTGGCAGAACAGTTCCACCGAATTGTCGCTGGAAGCCTTGCTCAAGCGTTACTGCACGGCCCGGCCCGGTTTGAGTGCCGGCGCGATCGAGCAACTGCAAGTGGCCGTCAACCTGACGCGCGAATGGATCGGGCATCCGATTTCGGTCGCCGAGCTGTTCGAAGAAGAGCTGCTCGAGCAATTCGTGTGCTGGCTGGTCAAGACGCCGTTTCGCGGAAAACCGCGTTCGCTGGCGACGGTCAACGGCCGCCGCTCTTCGCTTTTGACGCTCTGGGATTTTGCATTCCGCAAGCGCTTGTGGCCGATCCCCACGCCCGATACCCGCGACCTGGCACCGCTCAAGGTGGACGACGAGGACCCCGTGGCCTGGTTCCCTCACGAGATGGAATTGATTTTGGAGTATGCGGCCAAGACGAAACCCAACAAATGGTGGACGTCGGACCATTGGCAAACGGTCCTCGACTGCTACTGGCGAAGCGGCGAACGCGTGCAGGCCATGATGCTGTGTCGGCTCTCCGATCTGGAAATCGACGTCTTGTGCATTCGGGCAGAATACACGAAGGACGGCAAATCGGGGACGCTGCGGATCGGCGCCGGTCTGGCTCACAAAATGCGCACGCTTGCGCGGCGCGATGGGTGCGAGTTGATCTGGGACTTTCCGAGCAACGCCGATACGACGAAGGGGCTGCTCAAGACGATGCGGAATCGGTACCGGCAGGACATTCTGGTTCCTGCAAAACTGCCGCACGACGGCGATCATTTGTTCCACTGCATTCGCCGTACGTCAGTCACCGAGGTCGTCAACCTGGTCGACGAGAAAGCCGGGCAGACGCATGCGCGGCACACGACTCCCAAGATGACGAAGAAGTATATCTCGCGAGCCAAATTGCGCAAGAAGACTTCCACGTCCGACCTGCTGCCCAGCCTGATCGGGCCCAAGCAGAAGCGCTTGTTCTGAAACACGGAACCGGGGCGGGCTCAAGACCGGCTATTGTGTCGCAGCCGTCCAACTCGTCGTTGGAGGTTCGCCCTGGTTTCGTTTTTTCCAGCCCCGCCCCGGCCGTGCTCGGGGCCGGCGGGCTGTCTGGCGATCGACGGCTTGTCGCCGCTCGATCAGCCATCCAGGCAGCTCTCCGCTCCGCGCACGGTCGTATTTTTTTGTCAGTACGAAAAAATGACCGCGAGTCATCTGTACTTTGTCGCGAGCTGCCTGCCCCCGTGCCGGCGTCGACGGACGCGTCCGCCGGCCGGGGCCCTTCCGTTCTCCTTAGCGGGCCTCTGCCCGCGGCTGCCGGCCGTCTGGTCACGTGCCGGCAGCCCATTTGTACGGCGCTTGCAACCGCGCCGCGTTCCATGGTCGGCCGCAATGTCACTCACTCGGCGGTCGACCATGCCTTTCGTTGTCAGCGCCCGCATGACGCGAGCGCAGTTTTTCTCACCGCGGCTGCCGAGAAGGATTTTGCCGCGATGCACAGGCCGGGCGATCCGTGCTCACACGAATCCCCTTGTCGGATCGGAAGAACAGCCGATCTTCGCCCCGCCCTGCGTTCCAGCCCGGCAGCCGCCTTTGTTTCATTTGGGGCAACATGGCAACCGTCAGTTTAGAGGGCCGTACGATAGTGATCGAATCCGAACGCCCGCGGGACATCGACGTCGCCCAGGTGGCCCTGGCCAGCGCCATGGCGGCCTCCGTGTGGATCGAGAGCTGGGAAGTCGAGCATGGGGCCGAGATGAGCCCGGACATGATGGAGTTCGCCGGCGCCGCGTTCCAGGCCGGATTCATGACGGGCCTCCGCGGCCGGGAGCTGCTGTCATGATCGTGCTCGAACAAGAAAGCCGCATCCATCATTTGAGCGATCTGCCGAGGCGGATGGTAGAACGCTGGCAAGGTGCTGCCGCCCGCGGCGTGCGCTATTCGGGCGGCGACAAGCGCGATCGGCTGACGATCCTGTCGCGGCGGTTACGCCAGGAGCTGGATAAGCAGCCGGGCGGCGGCCCGCTGAAGATCGAAGGCCCAGCCAATTGGTTCGCTTGGATCGTCGTCACAATCGGGACGCCCGAGGACGGCCTGATCATCGGCCGCCTGCTGGCCCTGGGCGATTGACGTAGTCTTTTTTTAGCCACATTTTTTCAGGGAGGAAATCGGCATGTTGGTACTGTCGCGTAAACCGAACGAGCGGATCCTGATCGGGTCCGAGATCAAAATCACCGTCATTCGGATCGGGCCTAACAGCGTACGCATCGGCATCGACGCGCCGGGGCATCTCAACATCGTGCGCGAAGAACTGGTCGTCGACGGCCGCGACCTGAAGGCCGCGGCGTTGGAGTATGCCGGAAGCGTTCTCGACATCGAGCACCACTAACGCAGGGATGCGAATCATGGGGGCTGTCACTCAAGTTGCGGAAAAGCAGCTCGCTTTTCCCTTCACTCGCGACGAACGCTTGCGACTGATCGCCGCATTTCGGCGCTACAAATTATCGATCATCGGCGGCAAGATGCGGACCAACCTGGCCGAGCTGCTGGAGGTCGTCGAACTCAACTCGGGAGACGATGGCTGCCGCGTCTCACGATCGGCGTTGGCAGCCGAGCTCGGCACGATCAACGTGACGACTCTCAATCGCTGGCTCAAGTGCGGCGAGGAATTGGGGCTCATTGCGAAGGCCCCGCGTTATCTGAACGGCGGCAAAGGACGGCAGGCCGAGAACCTGATTCGGATCGATTGGTACTGTGTGCGGCGGCTTGTAGGAGAGCCGTCGCCCCCAAGCGGCGAGACGCTTTTTGACGTCCACGCTTGGGACGAAGACGGCGAGACGAACGTACACGGCGAGGCGGCAGACGCCCACGGCGATACGGTAAGCGTCCACGGCTCAACAGCTCCAATGATCCCGCCGTGCGTCGAGAAGGATCTCGGCGCGCGGCCTACTTTTGCATCCCCAGGGGGTGCATTTGCATCCCCAGGGGGTGCATTTTCGACCGATCGAGGGGGTGCAAAACAGCAAAATGCCACCCCAATGGTTAATGGGTTAAATCTCAGAGAAGACGTTCAAACAAAGAACCCCATAGACCCCATTTTTTGCCTCAGCAAAAATCCCATTCCGGACCATTCAACCCATTTACCATTGGGGGGGCATTTTCGCCGAACTGCGGCGCCGGTGGACCGGTGCGAACTGACGCCGGAACTGCTCAAGTCCCCGGGCGGCATTCAGAAATGGTTCGAGTTTGCCCTGGGGCGCGAATGGGTTCGCGAGATCGATCGGCTGCGCGTTTTCACCGCCGCGCGCAGCGTCACTCGTCGGACCAGGCCCAAAGGCAGCATCGACGACCCATGCGGCTCGTTCGTGCGGATCGTCAAGCGGCAGCGCTGGGACGTGGCCGACCTGTCCGACGAGGACTGGGGCCAAAAAGCAATCCGCTGGCTCGACAGCCAGCGAATGACGGCGGGTCATTAAGCGTTTCGTTTCATTTTTCCAGGAGGTCCACATGGCGAAGTCAAAAGAGCGTCCGGTAATCGTGACGACAGAACACCGCGGAGTGTTTTTCGGTTATGCCGACGACACGAAAGGCCCCGTGATCGAACTCAAGCGAGCACGGATGGCAATTCGATTTGGGACGACGAAAGGGCTCATGCAGCTCGCCGAAACAGGGCCCACGCCCGCGAGCAAAATTTCGGCCAGAGCTGACATGGAAGTGCGCAAGGTGACGGCCGTCTTTGAGGTTAGCCCCGAGGCGGCCGAGAAGTGGGAGGCTGCCTAATGGCCTGGCCGCACTACCTCGAGCGCGTGACCGTGATGGACGTGCTCGAAACCGGCGCCTGTCCAGATGGCGTCGGAAAATGGATCCTCGCGAACCGCGGCCAGATTGCCGGAGCGACCGCCGACCATTTGAAAAATGCGTATATCGCGCGCGCAGCGTGCGCTTACGGATACGGATACGGATACGGATACGGAGACGGAGACGGATACGGAGACGGATACGGATACGGATACGGATACGGATACGGAGACGGATACGGAGACGGATACGGAGACGGAGACGGAGACGGAGACGGAGACGGAGACGGATACGGATACGGAGACGGAGACGGAGACGGAGACGGAGACGGAGACGGAGA